ATCTGTAGTCAAGATGTCATATAAAATCCAAGCTGGGTCTGAACTCCATTCCTTATCCGTTTTAAATGTTCCATCAAAAACATAATCATCAGGATAAATAATTCTGCCATTTTCACTATCAACTGTTGTATCACTTGGCACTTTAATTTTTGTACCCTTTATGCGATACATCCTCTTTGGATAGCTTTGAAATTCCTGAGCATTAAATCTTATGGCAACATAAGCAAAACCTTGATATGCACTTGTATCTGTATTAATTTCTGTTAAAGATAAAAAGTTAGTTTTGTTTTGTAGTGTCGATACTGTACTGTCATCTGTATTTCTAATAACTGTGATGTCAATAGGAAAGCTCATTGTTTTTTCAAACTTTATTTCAAAATCTTTTACAAATGGACTTGTTGCTTTTCCGTTAATAGAGTTTGCCTCTACAGGATCATGAACTGTGCCATCATTTTCAGTAATTCTTATTGATACTTTTACTTCAGATCCTTTAATATCTCCATTATCTTCAAATTTTTGTAGGCTTGGTATCTGTATTGATACTCTTACCTTATCAACATTAGAATCTGTAATTGATCTCGTAACAGAAGTTGCTTTTGTTACTTCAACGTTTACAGGAACAGTATTTTCTATTGCATTTATCTCTTGTAGTGCTGTTTGATCTGATGCTCCATTTTTAAAAAAAACTTCTACATCAGAAAAATTTTCTTCACCATTTGCGTTCATTAATGGTGTGCCATCAAGAAAAACATTTTTTCTAAAAGTATTTGTACCAACACCACCGATATCAAATATTGAATCTATTTCACCAGAGCCAAGCAAATCTAATACTGTTGCAAATTGTTTACTACGCAGGCCACCATCTATCAGGTCAGGATCAACTACCTTTCTATCAGTTCCAAATAATTGATCATCAACTAATCTTGGCATCAGGTTATGCTCTTAACAACTTGAGTAGAATCTGTTCCTGAGCTTATTATAATTGAACCGCTAAAAACTAAACCATAAATTATAGGTACTGGAACACCACTAGAACTGACATTCTGTATGCCACTAAACGAATATGAACCTCTTATGGATGGGTCAATATCACTTACACTTGAAACATCAGGAACTGGATTTTGAGGTGATAAAAGGTCTGTAACACCCCCGATTATCATAGAAGTTCCAACAGATGTTAAGGCTGCAGTAACTACAGTGCCTACCAAAGCTGAACCTAAAAGACCACCAACAGCAGCTCCAGCAGCTCCAGCACCAGCAACAGCAGCTATTCCAGCTACTATACCTTTAATTATTGATCCTGTTGCAATCGGTATAATTTGTATATCACCTTGACCAGACATTGAAAGATATTCTTCTGTAATCACCCTCCCGCCCATTTTTATCTTATAAATCTGATCATTCATGTGTTTTTGTATTCCTTCAAAATTTGCGACTAAAAAACTCATTGCCTGTTGTGGTGACTTTACAGCAGCCATAAAATATGACTTTCCTAAAAATTGCCTTAACTTACCATAAACTTTAATTTTTTTAAGCTGCATATCTGTAAACTCCTCTGAGTGCCTGTTGATATCTTAAGTCAAAAAGTTCTCTGCAACTTAAAGCTTTGATATTATGATTCAATATCATATTATCACCAATATAAACAGCGACATGATTTAAACTACCTGTGACAGATTGAAAAAGTAAAACATCCCCAACTTTTATATCTTTAATATTATTTTGTTTTACAAAGTTTAATTTTGGCAGAGCAAATTCAAACTCTGGATTATTTATAAAATCTTTTATTCTTTTTGGTCTTTTCCAATATTTAATATTTATATTTTTATTTTCTTTAAACCAATCTGTAACTATAGACCAACAATCATACTTACCCCAGATAAATTTTCTACCGATTAAAGAAGGTGCTTTCCAACCTGATGGCTCAAACGATTCCCAATGGTCATGCTCAATACTGTAAATATAATATGGAAACCCAAGATGTTCACAAGCTGCTCTGTCTGTATCTGATGGTGTTGCAGCACCTACAGGGTGACTATGTATTACACCAATAATTTCTCCTGTATCTTCACACTCTGCCCAATCATCAGGGTCAAGAACAAAAAATTCAAATTTACCCTCTGCTAAATTTTTACAAGGCCAAAAAGTTTCTTTACCTTTTATTATTGCGAGCAAACCACAAGCCTCTTCTGGTGTTTGTTCTTTTGCATATTTAATAAAAGATTTTTTCCAAGTCATAATTAAAAATTAACAAATGTTCCAACGCCTGCAAAGTCAGCCTTTGTAACAAGTTTTTTGGGTACAGATACACCAAACAGATCAAAAGAACTTACAAGCTCGAATTGTACAATGTTTCTATTTTCAATAGTTTTTCTTTCAATAAAATAAACCTCACGTGGTAACTCTGCTGAAGGATCAACAGAACCGCTTTTGTATGGGTTTATATCTGATGGGAAATTAACTTCATCTAAATCTTTGCTCAATGCTCTGCGTCTTGTAACTTTTGCCCCTGCTAGATCAGATAATGCTGTGGTTTGATTTGTAAGCTGTAGTATTGATGTTATCGTTCCTAATAAGTTTGATAGCGTTAAAGTTGGTCTTGGTAGTTTACCTTTACCAGAATACTTAAAACCTTCAGCTTTTACAGGCATTCTTGAATAAGTATTTGCCTGCCATACAATATCTAAACTATCTTTCATGTTATTTCCACTGTGAAATAAATAAACAGTTGGATCTGTTATTGTTGCATTGACGTTAAAAGAAACATCACCATTTGTGAATTGTGAAGTTGTGCCTGTCACTGTAAAAGTATTTGTATCAACTGTTTGAATGGTATAGATTCCATCAATCCCATTTCCTGAAGTAAAATCAAGACTTAAAATTAAACCAGCAGTGAATCCATGGCTGCTAAGTGTAATTGTAATTGTTGTAAATTCTTGAACATAAGTTGCTGTTTTTGTTGTTTTTGTATAGTGGACATCTGCTTTTAATTCAACAGAATATAACTCAATAATAGATTTATTTGTTAATCCCTGAAGTGCGCTTGTAGGTACTGCCATTATGGTTCAAATACTTCTCTAAAAGAACAGTTTATTATTGCTCTGTTGTTATAAGGAATAGTTTTTGTCCATGAATCACAGACATATTGACCAGCCCCAGAAAGAGTAAAATCAACATTAGTTGCAACTGTGACTAATTCACTATCAGCAGCAGTTGAAGTAAGTGTAAAAGTATTCTGATCAGCAGAAGAAGCAACAACGTAAGATCCATCTGTAGGGCCAGAACTATCGGTAAGGCCAGAACTATCGGTAGGCGCTGTAAAGTCAACTGTTAGAACATCACCTATTGCCACACCATGATTTGCAAAAGTAACAGTAATAATTGTTCCAGCAGCACCACTTCCATTTGATTGAACATAAGTACCTGTCTTTGCACTGAACCCTTCGGCTGGTGGCGTAAATGTAAAACTAGCCTGATCTGCTATCCTACTTCTCAAAAAGGCTTCAATGACATCTGCATTAGTTTCAGACACGTTGAAAGTAAGATCATATACTTTAGGATCCTGAGATAAAGGAAGGCCATATAACGCCCTGAACTCATAACCATCACCAAGAGAAGTAACCCTTACTTTTGGGTTGCTTTTTTTTCTCATGCCATAAGTAGGCTGTATTGATGGAAATGTAGCCATTATCTATTTAATAAACCCCCTGCTCTTTGTTCATCAATTATAGTTGCCTGCACTACAGAGGCAATCAAACCACCAAGAGCCTCACCTTCTGCATCATTGCCTTGAACAGAACTACCAGTTGCATCTACAGATACATTAATAATATTGGTTGTACTTCCACCAAGTTGGTTGTTTGGGATAATATTGCCACCTCTTGAACCCATCTGTAATAATTCTGGCCCTTTCTCACCAACTACAAAAGCACCACCAGCAGAAACAGGGCCACCATTTGCTCTAAAAGCAGCAGCACTAGCTCTACCAACAAATTGATTTGTAGAACCTCCTCCACCGAATATGCCACCTAATGCACCACCAATAAAGTTTCCTATTCCAGAAACAGCCCTTTGTATTGCGACCTCTACAAGTTTTCTTTTAAGCTGATTTAATACATTCACTGCTGCCTGTGCTAATGTCTGTGTTCCCACCACAGC